ACCCAGCATGAAAATGAGATTCCCCCACGATAGAGAACCAGAGGATCCCACAGCAAATGATTGCAACTACAACTTTCCACAGATGTTATTTGCATTTTGTTTAGGATTTGCCTGTGCGTTCGTCTTGTCTGTGGATGAGATACAGAAATTTAAAGGTTGTCCTTTACCAGAATACTTTAGAGAACCTAAATGAACCCAGTAGTACTTCTAGCATGTCTATCACCCATTGCCATAATTTTTATTGTTATGAAACTAGCGGTGTTTTTATCAGGAATTTACTCTGAGGAGAAGTATGTCGAATCAGAATCCAAAAAACCACACGGACCATATGTGGCAAACCCATATGAAGACGTTGATGAGGAGGAAGAGGAGTATGGAGATCGCACAGATTATAGAGGATAGTCTGTATGAATACTATACGATAGAGAGGGGTCTGCCTGTTCCTAATTGGAGGAAGAAAGACCCAGAGTGGTGGATTGATTACTTAAAAAGTTTAAACATCGACCCTAGAAATCCATGATGCACCAAATAGCTCATACAGCAGCAGCGACACTTAACAACCCATTTGGAATTGGCACACTAGGACTCATGCTAGTTACCGTCCCAATCATAGGTATGGATTTAGTTCACAAAAATAATTGGCAGCACTGGGAACCATTTGACAAAAAGCACAAATAATAGTATTATTGAATCTGCTGACGAGGTGTAGCTCAGTTTGGTAGAGCACTCGCTTTGGGAGCGAGATGCCGCAGGTTCGAATCCTGTCACCTCGATTTAAATATAGAGAGTATGAACATTAACGATATTCCCTTTATTGAACTGGACTTAGATATTGATCACTCTAAATTACTCGCTGAGTATATGGAGGTCGAAAAAAGGTATGAATTTAAAGGATATGAGTCAGATTATTTTGGAATAAAAAGAAAATATAATAAAACTTGGTCTGGTATTGGATTGATAAGTTCAGATGGTAAACTTTACTCTGATATGTCAGAGGAAGAACCGGAGGATTTAGAACCAACAGAGTTGGAAAAAATTTGTCCTTACATGTTTTCTCTAATAAAATCTCTCGGAGCAGAGGATGATAGATGTAGGATAATGAGAATTGCTCCAAAGTCTTCACTAGTTTGGCATAGTCATGTGCTTGAACATAATCAACCATCGTGGCAATTAACTTGCCAGATACCAATCATAGTGCCTGAAGAGTTTGAATATTGTGTTCTACATAAAGATGATTTTAAATGGTGGAAAAGATTTCATAAACCTGAGTGGTTGGAGAATGTAACTAAAAGTCATGGTTCACCAGGAAAAGCATTTATCTTTAACTCTTATCATTATCATAATGTTTACAACCATAGTGATGAACATCGAGTTTCATTAATGATATACTTAGATTATCGTAAACCAACCGTAAAAAAACTTGTTGATAGAAGTTCTAAAACAAAAAATATAGTGAAATCTAATATTGATAGTCATGTCTTTAATCAGATTAAAGAATCTCTTTTTAATGAAAGTGGTGCTTATTTGAGAAACTTGGAAAATATAAAAGAAATTGATTGGTCTTGGAATAATGGACAGACAAAGACTACAATAACCTATGATAGTGGTAAGATTGATACCAGAGACAATTCTGAAGTTCCACCAACACAAGCATGTCATGACATCGCACATTTTATTGGTGGATTTAATGGAGGAATGGAATGGGATTATGTTCAGGAAATCAATCACATACCAGAATATAACGCTGTTTTTATTGAGGTCTTTTTGTGCAAATTATGCGAAAGTATGAAAAATAATGATTATGATCTTGAGAGGGATATGAAAGCACTTTTTGATCACATGAAATGGTTTGCCCAAGAGTATTATCGTATACCTGAAGAGCATCCAAGTCAGAAAGCATATAAAGAATTAGCGAAAGATTTTTTAGAAGTCTTTGATGTTGATAAAGCAACCAAGGCGTTTCAGATATTTTATGAAGTTTGGTATATAGAAACTTATACTGGAAGTAAGAACTTTGAAACGCAAGTAAACATGACATCAGACCTTGACTTTTATGATGAAAGGGTTTATTCTTACCTATATAATGGAAAGAAATTTTTAGAATCTCTTTTATAGAAATATGCAAGTTTACACTGTGGAATACTGGCAAGAAAATTGGGAAGAGTTGATGGAAAGAGTAGAAGGTGGAGAGCACATAGGCATAGAAAACGAGAAAGGAGAAAAGGCAGTAATGTTACCGGCGGATGATGAACTCATACGCATATATACAGAGCATAACGAAGCATCATAAACTTCTTGGAAGTGTAGCTCAATTGGCAGAGCGAGAAGCTTATACCTTCTGTATGCACCAGATTAGTGCGCGGTTGTGGGTTCGACTCCCTCCACTTCCATTGACAGATACCCCATCTGTCCTGTATAATACTAAGGTCAACACGAAAGACAATGACACTGACTAGTAAGTTCAAAAAAGATCTGCAGACCCTGCGTGGAGCAGTAAACGGCGATTTCTTCCTTGATGTAAAGAATCCAAAACTTCTCAAAAAGGTTCGCCGCTTTTATGAAAACAATGGTGTACAGTTCAGTGGTGATGCTCTTGACGACTATGATATGCTGATGGAGCAAGTCGCTATTGATCTTGAATCTGTTGAGGTTACCCAATGAAAGTCACCAAGAAACCTACCGTTCTCCTTGAGCGGTTTCCTTATCGTTATATTCAGTGTGGCAAACTAGAAATCAACGGTATGCCAGACTGTCGTATTCAAAAGGTAGACTCCTACACTGGACGTTACCGTGACATGTATCTGTGTGACAACGAAATGCAGCTGCTAACTGCAATGGAGGACCACGATTACACTTGCTGGTTGGACCCTGATGGTGTTCCTGCCTATGTCAAGGAAGTCGCAAGTAATCCATACCCAGTCGCGGAGTGACTTAAAACCTGCCCTGGTCGGGATCCCCCCAAGTCACGGATGGACTATAACAGCACTGGTGGAGTCATAGACCCTACTTTGGTTTCTTGCTTCTCCCAAGAGCAAGTGGTGCGGATGGAGGTAACACTCCCGCCCTGTTTCTTGCTTCAGGTAAAAGAGCAAGTGGCGTGCATGTAAAGACCTTACGAGCAGGGTTGCATAAACCCTGCTTTTTTCGTATAATTAAAACAAAGAAGATGTAAAAATGAAAGTAGGATTTAATTGCAGTTCTTTTGACTTGTTTCATGCTGGTCATGTGACGATGTTGAAGATGGAGAAAGAGTTGTGTGATTGGTTGATCGTAGCACTACAGGTTGACCCCACTATCGACAGACCTGGAATTAAAAACAAACCCACCCAGAGTGTGTACGAACGATACGTACAGGTGCAAGGTTGTAAATATGTTGATGAGATTCTGGTCTATGAGACAGAAGAAGATCTTTTGAACATGATTAAAACGCAGAAGATCGACATCAGATTTTTGAGTGAAGAGTATAAAGATAGAGACTTTACTGGTAGACAGTATTGTATCGATAATGATATTGAGATTCATTATCACAAGAGACAGCACAAATATTCTTCTACAGAATTAAGAAATAGAGTGTTTGAACTTGAGAAACAGAAGAGAGAGAAACCTGAAGTTAGAGAACCTGAACAATATTCACCTACGATCCTTGATAAGTACGAACAAAAATGACAATATTAGTAACAGGTGGCGCAGGATTTATTGGAAGTAACTTTCTTCAGCATCTTAAGATAGTTACTGATGAAGAAATTGTCTGTGTAGATAAACTAACTTACGCTGGAAAGAGAAACAATGTTCCAAGTAAGGCAAAATTATATGTTGCTGACATCGCTGGAGAAGATGCAATAGAAACTATTTTTGAACGCCATGATATCAAAACAGTCTTTCATTTTGCGGCAGAAAGTCACGTAGATAACTCCATCAAAGACTGTTCTGAGTTCATTAGAACCAATATTGTGGGCACTGTCAATTTACTGAACGCATCTTTGAAGCATAATGTAGAGAAGTTCATGCATATCTCTACAGATGAAGTCTATGGATCTATCGAAAACGGGTCATTTACAGAGAAAACTAACTATGATCCTAGGAATCCATACTCTGCATCCAAGGCATCTAGTGATCATTTTGTAAGAGCATTTCACAATACCTATGGTTTGCCTACGGTAATCACAAACTGTTCCAATAACTATGGACCGAGACAGCATAAGGAAAAACTCATCCCACAAACAATTCTCAACCTTTTGAATGACAAAAAGATCCCTGTTTATGGTGATGGTAAGCAAATTAGAGACTGGCTATACGTCCAAGACCACTGTGAGGCACTGATTGAGGTATGGAAACACGGTGTTGTAGGTGAAAAATACAATATCGGTGGTGAGTGTGAGGTGCAGAACATTGATTTGATTAAGAAAATCATCTCTTTGATGGGAAAGGATGAGAGCATGATAGAATATGTCAAGGATCGTCCTGGACATGACAGGAGATACTCAACTGACATCAGCAAAATTACTAAAGATTTAAACTGGAAACCAAGATTTGATATCGATGATGGACTTACAAAAACGATTGAATGGTATGAACGCCATAGGGACTGAACTCAATG